GTTATTAGGCTTAATCCACATAGACATATACCCAAGGCCAAGTGTTGACCAAATAACGTCACTAGGGGCACGTAGCTTCTGGTTAGTACCGTTGAAGTGAATGGCTTGTCCTAGCTTTCCTGGTACGGAAGTAGGGCCACCAGAACCCGACATATTTAGTGCAAATCGGTCAGATGATGTAACGTTGTTTATCCATGGACCGGACGTTGGTGTCTCGTCCATGTGATATACGGCACGGCTTGCGTTACCGACATCGTTAATGTCATTTGACCAAGTGTCGCTCCATGCGTCCCATGCGTCGTCTTCTCCGGCGTGGAGAGAACCTACATAGTTTACGGAACGTCCACCACCGATGGTCCCACCCCACGATACTGCTGCAACCATAAAGTCTGTCGATACAGGCGTGAATGGGATTTGGTTAATACCGTTGTCATCTACCATCCAGGTCGAGCCATTCCAATAAACGAATACTAAGTGGTCATTGTATCCAATTCCCCACCTTGTAAGAACACTTTCGGCACTGTACATAATGTAACCAGTCTTTAGTATTCCATCTTCATTACCTGTGACCATCTGTTCATTAGGTTGAACGATAGCATTGCCATCTGGGTCGGTCATATTGGAGATGAATGGTGAGATTTCACCTTGGTTCTCTACGTTCTGTGTACGGTCCCAGTTACGTTGAAATGCTACATATCCGCTGGCGTAACCTACACGGATGCCCTTTACAGAGTCTGCGCTTAGTTTCTTACCAAAGTACATGTAGAATGACGTATTTAGAGCACTACCTAGGAAGGGAGCACTTGGGTCAGTGTTTAGTCGAACCCAGGCTTCTATAGCACCAGTTACGGGATTGTAACTTACGAGCTCATAGGGAAGTTTAACTCCGTCTGTCATCTCAAATCGAATATCGATAAGAGGGTCAAGCTCTACCTTACCACCGTTTGCAATGCTTCTCAGGTCTGGGTCTACGTGGTTAATGTACATCCTGTAATAACCGTTGAATGCGCCTACCTTTGTGGTGTCGATAGTAATTGGCTTACGGTATTGATAACCGTTGTAGTAGCCGTTGCCCTGGTATTCTGCTACAGCAGTATCACCGTTTGTGGCGATAGCGTAATTGTAGTATTCAACCGTAGCGTTTGCTGTGTAGTTACCAACTCCGGCCCATGTGTTTCCACTGATTGCGCCGATGTCATACGTAGTCGTAAACGTCCAACCTGTAGGCTCAGTAGAACCACTAGGCCAGATTTTAATAAAGTGCTGCGTATTCTCTTGTCGGTAACGAACCCAGTATTTTACACCATTTCCCCAGTTATAGTTGGCAAAAGCGACAGTGATGCCGTTCTTGTCGTCGAATAGGATGAGCGACTTAGTGTTGTTGGCTGGGAGGAACGCAAGGCTTAGGCCCTGTGCACCATTATATTTGTGGTTCACGATACCGTATGCACCTGGCACTTGAACAGCTGCGTTAACAGAAAATTCAGTCAGGGTTTCAATCGTGTTTGCGTAGTTGAAGTTTTTGGTAGGATTGTATCCTATGAAACTTGCACCGTTCGAGCCTCCAGACACAGTAACTAACTTGCTTCCTGGGGCTGCATATTCGATTCGGTTTGTCCGAGTTGACGGGTTTGAGACGGTAGTCCAGTTCTTGGAAAGAACATCTACAGACCCGAAAGGCTCCTCAGTGAAGTTAGTGTAATATCGTGCCATTAGTTTCTCCTATTAAGCTGGGTCTTGTACTGTAATTGTCCAGGCAGGGATTGTAATTGTGTTACCTGCAGTAAGTGTTTGCGCTGTAGCAGTCGTGACGTAAAGTAGACTTGTACCGTCAATCAGACATACGTGAGCTGCGTTACCACCGGCTGCAACAGTTACGTTCGCTTTCGATGCGACAGTCACCTTACGGCCAGCTGGGGATGTTGAGTCAGATTTAGCGAAGTCACCGCTTGCTACTGAGGCAGTTGCGAGTGCTCCTGCTAGTGCAGCTGCACGGTCTGCTGGCTGTCCGACTGTAACAATCATTTGAGTAGCGGTTGCAATCTTATCAAGAAGTGCGTCCAGTACTGAATCATTGGCAAATTTAGCCATAGTTATGCTCCTAGGATGATGCTGTCGTGTACATCAAGGATTATGTTAGTGTTTTGTTCTTGTTCCATTTATTCTCCTTTAAGAAGTATTGAATTCGTATACTCCTTTTAATAAAAATGACCCCCTCCTAGTTAAATTTGGAGGAGGCCATAGTTTAGATTACTCTGTAAGGTCAGCTATTAAACTGGCACTGTACGAGAGATAATCACAGCGTGGTCGTCACGAAGGACTTTAGCACCAAGAAGAGTCGAACCAGTGATGATGTCGGCTTTCTTAACGATGTCTCGGTCGTATTCGATTTCAGGCTTGATTTGAACTGCAGCTGCGAATGCGTCACGGTGTGCAAGAATGAACTTGTAAGAACCAGTGTCAGATACGACAGCGTTAGTTACGTAGACTGGTGTTCCGTAGATTTCACCAACTAGACCCTTTTTACCTTTTACAAGACCGGCTTCACCAGTTTCTTTGTAAGCTGTAAATTCAGGGATTTTACGTAGGTCAGCACGTCCGATACCGTTAACCACTAGGAAGCGGTCATCTTCTGGAACGTTTGCTGCGTCAAGAATGGCGTGTGCGTCAACGATAGCACCGAAAGTTAGGGAAGCGATTGCTGCAGGCTTGTTAGCTGCACGAACGCTGTTCCATTTACTTAGGATGTAAGAGTCGATAGCTGTAGCTAGGGCACGTCCACCACGTTCTACGATAGGAGCACGAAGCTCGTAGGCAGATTGTTTCTTGATTACGTCTTGATATGCTTTTGCAAAACCAACGTACTTGTCGATAACGATAGTATCTTCGCTAGTTGTTGCAGCTGTTACAGTAAGACCGACAGTTTCATCGATGTCTTGAACAGTAAATTCGTCCATTTTTTCGATGTGAACAGTGTCACCTTTTTGTAGCAGTTGAGATTCGTACTGGTGGTTAACTAGATTTAGCATAACCAGGTTGTTAGTACGGTTCTCCATGAGCTCAGGAGCCCATAGTTCAGGAACGAAACCTGAAGTGTTTGCTTTAACATTCATTGTGTTTATTTATCCTTAGATATTGTATTTATAGTGTTTTGTGTTTGTTACTATAAATCACCATTGGCTACTGCTTCGTCCACCAGTTTGCGGTGTTCGAGGTTGCTAGGGTCATACGTTGTATTCAGCCATTCACGGTCGATTTTAGTCGATGTGTTGTTGTTCTGAGTTACAGCGTGTGGTTGACCAGAGCCAGCAGTTTGCGCTTTTTTAATAGATTCCCGTTCCTCTCGGCGTATTGCTTCGGTGTCAACTTGTTGACCTCCAACTGCACCTGAACGTATTCGGGCTAGGTCGTATAGCGTTGGTAAATCTTGAGAGAGATTTCGAGCATAGTCTGCACCATACTGTTCTTTCTTCTCGTTCAGGATTTCCACCATAGCAGGTTCTAGGGTTTTATCTCGTCCGTCCTCACCCCAAAACTTGTTTGTGGTTTGTTCGTACTTATATTGCCTAAACTCTCTACGGAAAGCTTCATCCTCTGTTTCGTTGGCCTTTGGTTGCTCAAATTCTTGGGCTACTTCAGTGACCTTCTTTTCATTGGCTGTGTTACGATATGCCTTCTGGTTATCGTGTGCAATCTTGAGGGCTCGTTTTACATCGTCTGATAAGTTCTCTGGGTCGAAACCTTGAGACTTAGCAAATTTAGCAAGACCGTCATCATCATTCTGACTATTGCCTTCATTACTGTTTGTATTTCCGGCGGTCGTCTGTGATACTGCCTCTTGCGATTGCTCGTGAGAGATAGTTTCCTGATTCTGTTCCGCCGATGGTTGTTGAACTTGCTCTTGTCCGGTAGGCTGGGTATTTTCCAGGCCGGTAGAAACTTGTTCACCCTCGGTAGGGGAATTATTCATCTAGGATACTCCTTGTATTCTATTATTTCTGTGTGATTTACAACGTTGTAGGATTTACATAACCCTCAACGTATAATTTAACTATATCATATCCTACGCTTCTTTGCAATAGCCCTGACGCTTTTACGGGGTCGAAATTGAGTTGTTCCCCATTATTATCGTCAAAAGTATTGATAGGACCCTTCGCCCCTGTAACGGCTAGGTAATCCTGTAGGTCGATATATTCCATGAACTGGCGAAAAGCTTCTTTCTTAGAAAACTCTTTCCATTGCTTGGTAACGAGGGCCTGCACTTTGGCAGACTCCTCGCTATTGCGTTGACGTTCTTCGGCTGTTAATGCCATGACTTACTCCTTTATCGTGGTCGTGAGCTCGCAGGTAGGACAGTACTAGGCTGGTCACTACGAGGACGACGTGCATTATTTGCGTTGGTGTTTTGTCCACCACCACCCTGTGCTCCGGTTTGAGTCTTGCGTCCACGTCCCGTGTCACCGAATGAACGGCTTGTACGTTGTGGAGCTTCACTCTCACCACGAATCGCAGCTTCAGCTTCAGGTGTAACCTGAGCGTCGCCTTGAACAAGTGCTGGGTCGATAGCTTGGCCATCAGGTCCCATAATTGGAGGTGCTGGAGGTGTGAGCATTTCTTCGAGGTCTTCTTTGGACATCTTAGGGAAAGAAGTCTCAAACATGTGACGGAAGAATGCTTGTTGGTTGATGAGCGGATTATTGATTGCAACTGTTGCGACTGATTGCAGTGCTTGTGACATTGCTTGGTTCTCAGCATTAGCTGTAGATTCTAGTACAACACGAGGTTCGTATTCGCCGGTATATGTTCCAGGGCGGAATGTGTTCCATGCGACACCTGCATTACCGACCTGACGGACGGAAATTTCAGTGGTTACGAAAATTTGAATCATCTTGTAAATGATACGAGCAAGCTGTGCGAATCCTTCATCTTCAAGGTTCTGGACCTTAGTTGTGAATCGGGCACTAGCTTGGTTGAGTTGTGCTTGAACTTCCGTAGCTGTAGTACGAGAGAACTTCTGTGCAACACCTTGTACGGCTGCATCGGCTGCTGTAGCGTTACGCATTTGTTGGCGTAGACGTTCAATTTCACCGTCAGCTGCTGGGCTAATGTCATCCTTCTCGATAGGTGTAAGTGCACCTTTAGGGATTGGGAAGACTGCACCAGGTACAGATTCAATTTGTTCAGCAAGGTGTTTGAATCGTGGGTCGATTTGCCACATGTTGTTTAGAGCATAGGCAACGTTGTCACGTTTCTGGCTTGCTGTGTCGTTAAGAGCTTCTTGTGTTGGAAGGATTACTTCAACATCACCCTTAGCGAAGAATAGGTTGCTGTCCACATAGTTACGGAGAATTGCGAAAGGTAGGAATCCCTGGATTTCAGGTACTTCTTTAGTTCCTTCGACGATTTCACCGTCTACTTCTGTTACCGTAGGAAGCGTATAAGCGTCACGTTGGTAAGGGTTTGCCTCATCAAGGATGATTGTGCTGCGGTTAGCGAGCATCACCATTTTACGACGAGTAAAGTAAACGATTACCTCAACTTGCTCTTTGTAAGCTTCTTTTCCGTAGGTTGAACCGATGAATTTCTCTTTTCGGTCCTTGTCCATTTGGTCATCTTCACCATTCCATTGCTCAACGTTATCTAGGTTCTTAAACTTAGGTACTAGAGCACCGGTTTCTGGGTCAACTACCTTCTCTTGCTTGAGTTGCTCAAGGCTAGTAAGGTAACGATATCCAGCGAATCGGGCATATCCTGGTTCTTCTGGACGGTTTAAGTGTGTGGCTGCAGGGTCTACGAAGAAGTCTGAAAGCGGAATGTGTTGAATCATTGGCTTATCATCTTGCCATGATACCATGAAGATACCATTTCCGTAGATAATCATGTCCCCTACCCAGTTGAGTAGTTTTTCGGTCATGTTATTTTGAGACCAGTAGAAGTCAACTAGTGCGTTTAGCGTAGTTGTGTCTTGTTCCTGTTCTTCCTGTAGCGGTAGATACTTAAACTTAGGTTTCGTACCGGCAATACTTGACTTCAGGGATTCTACGATTGAGAATGTCTCTAGGACGAACTCATCAGCAGTTCCTTGGTAGCCACGTTTGGTACGAATACCATTGTAAGCTTTAAAACAGTCAGCCCATACTTGTTGATAGTGACTTTTTATGTAATCACGGGCCTTGTTGTAGTCCCCAGTTACCTGGGCAACAAGAGCTTCCGCAATTACTTTGTCTGCATCAACTTTGGGCGTGGTGTTTTCGGCATTATCTTGTTTCATTCTATTTTACCACTCTGTGTTTTCTTTTATTGTTTAGGGCTTCTTCAGGCTTATAGACCTGCAGTTTAGCAATATCAGTGTCTCCCCAAGGGAATAGCTGGAATGCGATGGCTTTGGCCATAACCGTGTCATCGTGTTCACCCTTTTCAGCGTTCATACGACCACGTTCGTCTCGTACAAAGGCGAATGCCTCTGACACGAATACCACATCTCGGTCTTTGTTGAGTCGCTCACGGATAATCCTAATGAGGTCGTCAATCATAAGTCGTTTGGTCCTAACGTCCGTTTTCCAACCCAGATTCGAGGTAGGTTCCTCAAAGTCTGCGTCATACGTATTCATCTTGTCACGCTTGTATAGGTTCGTGTAGAACGTATCACGTAATTTCTGAATGGTCGTAAGACCGTGGTTGTTTACTTCGACACCGACCAGTGCGTAATTATAGTACGTACCCAGTGCACCAATAATCTCGCCAAATTTGTCAGGGTCAATATGACCACGCCAGCGAGCCACGGTTTCCATTGTCTGCGTGTCAATGACTTCAGCAACTGAGAAGTCTCCATCAACGAGTCCCTCAGCAACATCTCCTCCAATGACATATTCACGCCCAGGGATTGGGTGCTGCCATATTTTGAGTGGTGCTTTATAAGTAAAATCATCTGGTTTCTCCTGTACCTCGAAAGGTATCCTCTCCAGTATGTAGTCTTCGTGGCTGTCTCCTACAATAATCTTGTAGTATTCAGTTTCCTCTACGAACTGTGCGTCCTTTTCCATCTCCTGCAGTGCAAGAGCGTTGAACACGTTCTTACCTGACGCAATAAATGCCTCCTGCCATGTAGACGGGTACTCCTGGGTCAGGCGTTCAGGGGTAGATTCAAAGTTACGCATCTTGCGACGATAAAAGTGAATCTTTGCCGGAATATGCTCTGGGTCAATGTGAATATGTGAGCCTGCTACCTTGTGTCCTTTGGACATCAGGTCAATCAGGAATGTCTCATACTCAGTCAGTTCACCAAGCGGTACTCCGTGGTCTCGTTCATATTCATCTAGTATCCACCAGGGGAAGAAGAACGGCTCGAAGTTGTTTAGGCCCTTTACGGCGTTAACAAATTCTTTGTGGAAGTAATTACCTCGACCCTTTGCGGTGCTCTCTAGGAACATCATAGAAGGTTTTGGCATTACTGGCTTGTCCGGTACGGTTTCAAGTAGCGAGGCTACGAGTTCTTCACCATTCT